TACACAATTCTGGCCCAATAAAAATCAAACATCAGAAGACCGAATTAATGCTGCTTCCCGTTTTATTATTTACGCGACTTGTATTATTTACCTCACACGCCGTGATCCACGGATCTTTATTTTAGGTGGTACGGTTTTGGGTGTTCTTTATGTTATGTACAAGACAAATATGGTTAGAGAAACATATGGTACTCCAGTTTCTGGAGATACTGGATGCCACATGCCATCTATTGATAATCCAATGGGAAATGTCCTCGTCACCGATTACACGGATGCACCAAATAGATTAGAAGCTTGCTATTACCCAAGTGTCAAGCCATTCGTAAAGAGTTTTCTCGATGATAGATTCCCCACGGATTCCGGCCGTTCGAGGACACCACTTCCACAATATCAGCGCAACGCGGCGGCTCGTCAGTTTGTGACCGCCCCAGTGTCTAACATACCAGGAGATCAGACTGCATTTGCCGAGTGGTGTTACGGTTCAAAGGGTGGTCCCGATTGTAGAACAAGACCACAATTATGTGATCCAAATGCCCGTGGTGCTCAGCTCGGTCCATTCAGAGGTCTTGATATTAGTGGTGATAGACGATAAATATTTCTTATGTAATAATAAATGGCGTACCAACTTCAGCCTGGTTTATCAATTGTCCAAAATACCGGAGCAATTGCCCCTGTCAAAGCGACGGACGAAATCTTCGTCTATCCCCAGCCCAGCTCATTAAATTGTGGTGATTGCCGTCCAAATACAATGTTGTATGGTACGGCTCCATACATGGCTGGTAAGGGCGCCCCTGCCAATTTCATTGACACAAGTGATCAACTCAGGCCTCAAACAACTTCACGTTTTAACAAGGTTATCGTTCCCACATATGAACGTAATCTCTTTCCATTGTCGAACATGGAGTGTAAGACTCCACTTCGTACTATGACTTACGAACCTTCGAGTACACGTGCTGAAATCCAGAATGAACTTTTTGACCAAAGATACGCTAATAAAAATGTTAATAAGAAATAAGAATGGCTGATCCCATTTCGTTAGCAGCTGTCGCGGGATTGATTTTTGCTGGTCGCGCGTTGAGTAACAAAAGCGAACCTCCCAAAGTTGTTCAATGGAAACCAGAAGAACAACAAATCCTTCGAGAAAGAGAGCCGGAATTTGAAGAACCAATATTTGAATCACGTGTTGAAGTACCAAGAAAGGTAGAAGTCACGAGCTTTGCTGATATGGAGGTTCAGTCAAGAAGTGGTGGCCAAGAGTTATTGTCGATGCGTGACCGTATGTATGACCGAGGGGTGATGAACAACCTTTCACCCATTGAAAAGCAAATGGTTGGTCCAGGTTTGGGTGTTGGTGCGGATGTTGCAGCGGTTGGTGGTTATCAGCAAATGTTTAGAGTGAACCCAGTCAATGTTGGTGAATACAGACTCACAACACTTCCAGGCCGATCCGGGCCAGCTATGGATATTACCGGTGGTCGTTCAGCTGTTGTTGGTCAGTTGACACACAATATGCCAGAAAAGACTGCATTCCTTCCATCCCGCCTCCCAACGATGGCCGGTCGGGCTCAGGGTATGACTGGTGTTACCCCAAGAGCCAGTCACCAAAAGACTATGCGTACTACAAATCGATCGGAGACCGGTCTTCGAAATGATGGCCTTGGTTACAACGGCGCGAAGCGTTTCACATCAGCTTTGGCGGTTTCCCAAGATCCAACCCGATTCAAGAGTGACCGAAACGATCAACAGTACAACTACAACAATCAACCAGCACCAGGTATTCACAGCTTCCACGGCGGTTACACGAACAGTGTGGCTGTCCAAGTGTCTGCGAAGACCAACGAAGAATTGATGAAGTATGGATTCCGTCCAGAAGATCGCAGAGGTAAGGCGAATCGTATGGGTAACCCAGGAAGAATGAATGTTACCCAGACCAGGGGTCATCTCACAACGGTTCGGACTGATACTACACGCATCGACGGTCGTGTGAACGCCGCCAACGGTGCATGGACACAACACTATCAACAAAAACCTTATCACCAATTCAACGCCTACAAGTGTAACGAAAATCCACACGCGGCGACGTTGGATTTGGCGAAGAAGCAACTCCACAACAACCCATTGGCACACAGCCTTTCTTAAATTAAATTTAACTTGATTAGACAAAAACAATCATTAAAATTATATGGACTAATTTTAATGAAGGTTCATACCCTTGACATAGATAGTAGCGAACGCGATACCTCTATATACCCGCACGCAAATAACTATGTCGTAACTCTCAAAAATCCAATTTATGACATTTCAAAAATAAGCCTTCTATCTGCTCGTATTCCAACTCCACAACTTCTAATAAATAGTTTAAATAAGACTTTTAGTGTTGATGGAGTAAACATTACATTGGATGAAACAAACTATACAAATGGTACAGATCTCGCAACAGATTTAGACGTTAAACTGCAACCCCCCGAATCAAATGTTGATTCAGTTGTATTTGACACTGATACAAATTCACTCATTTTTTCAAACACAAGTGCCGGGGACAATAACTTTGTATTTGAATTCAACAGTGGAACAAATGGATACGCGAGTAATGTATCACCCTTGACAACCCCACATCAAGTTTTGGGATTTAGTTCAGGTGATGCTGTATCAACCAGTAACACATTATCATCCGGTGCCATCAATTTACAAGGTGTAAATTCGTTAATTCTGCGAATCAGTGCGGGGTCGGATGAATTCAACAAGTATGTATATTCGTCGACACCTTTTTACACAGGTCATATACTAACAAATGGAACGGATGTGATTAATTTTAGTCACGCCGATGATCCATTTACACATCAATTCCACACGGGTACACAAAAGTATGTTCGAGACATTAGAATTGAATTCTTCTATATGAGTCACGGAAGGCTCATTCCATACGATTTCAGAAATCAAGATCATATTTTGAAATTTGAAGTCGAATGTTCTACTGATAAACTCGAGGGTCTCCCCAAAGTTTCCCCTGATATTTTGAAACGATCTCTGCCTCCACCTATAAGCATTCCTGTAATTGAGAATCCTTATAGTAGGGGTAATTACCTGGCTATATTTGCCATCGTTTTTGTCGGAGTTATGCTTCTTTTAGTTATGAAACGAAAACCCAAACTTATTGCGTAATCGCATAGACTGGCTGAGCTGGTCGGCTCACGCGCTTGGAAATGCGAGAGATGGCGAGGTACACTGCGATGGAAAGGAGAGTAGTGAGGACCGCGACAAGGGTGTACTGAGCACCGCTGTTCTTTGGAACTCGGATAAGTTGCTGAAGAACCCAGCGGACGAGGTCGTTCCAGCTGAGGGCCGCGGCGAAGGAGAAGCCCGCAACAATCGCATTGAGGGATTGGGTCTCCAATTCTTGAGTCACGAGGTTGACAGTTTCAATCGCGTTTTCCATGATGAGGGTTTTATATATTACACTGGGAAAATTTATTCTGGTAACAATTCTTCTTCATAGATACGCTTGTACTTTTTTTTGCCGATGGTTTTTTTAGTCTGTGTAAACAACTGCTCGTCGTCTGAAGAATCTCCATCGGTACTGGTATCTGTGTCTTCGTCCCCTTGAACTTTAAATGACTTATATTCAGAAATCGTCCACCCCTCCGGCTCCAATGTACTCATTACTATTAATAGCATTTTTTAACATCTCTTCCACCGGGTTTTGTGGTTCCCATTCATCCCATCGGTCGTATGCGGCATTCACGCGTGTGAACGTTAGATCTTGTCCTGTGTATCGGGTGAATGGGGGGCATTCGTCTTCCGTAAGTTCTTCAATATCATCCTCATCGGATTCCTCCTCATCGTATATTTCTGGAACGATGGAACCGATACTTTCTCCCACAGTGTGCATGACACAAAACTTAACGGCATATTCCATATCTTCCGCTGTCACAGCTGTGCGACCACACGCTTTACAATATTGACACGCAATGATTAAACTCTTTTCAATCACTGGTGTGACGATGCCAATGAGCGCATTACTTTGAGCGTTTTCGTATTCTCCTGACGATTCACCGAATCCTGTTTTCATCATCTTTATTATTACGAATTAAAAAGTGTTTGAGCAATTCCCCCGTGTACACGAAGGATATTATACGTTAACGCGTAAACACGAAGTTGTCTTGCATAAGAGATGCAAGGTGTCATACTTAGGTTGAGGATTTGCTCTTTCACGAGACTGAAATTAACCTGCCCCGTGGGATACCACTTTTCTGGTTCACACGCAAAACTATATGAGTAAAATCTACGAATGAGTTGTGTTTTTGAATGATGAATTGCACCCTGAACGGCTTTCAAAAATATAACATTTCCAGTTTCATCTGTGATTATTGGCTCACCATCCAAGTCTAGTGTGAGATAGTTCAAGTTTTCGTACAGTACCAATTTGTTATTCGAGACCGATAATGTATTATCATAATCGAATGGCGAAGCACCTTGTAGTTGAATCACGAAATACAATTCCTTCACTGGATTTATAAAACTTAATCTGAATTTACCCGTAGAAACATTTTCCGGAATGTCAAATGTATTTTGTTGAATTTGTGTAATTGTGTAATCATGCTTTGAAGTTTTAATCTTTACACGTTCACATATGTCTACAAAAACGATCTCACTGCATAATTGGAAATCTGTTATTTTTGGTGTGTATGTAAGATTTTTGTATGTTCCATCCGATGTATCAATAATAAGATTTGTGTAGTCTCTCAATTTAATCTCAACTTCAACTTCCTGTTTCGTGATGGCACAAAGAGGTATGGCAAGTTTGGGGTTATTGTAAAAATAGAATGGTAAATCTATAAAGTAGTCTTGTTCAGTTGTGGCTTTACCAAGGAAACCTATAATAGTTGGGTCAGAAACTCGAACCGCTGATGTTCTCAACGAATATTTTCCAATTAATTTTTCAAGAGCCTTTTGTTTTGTTTGTGTAAAGTTGTGTTCTGAATATATTTGTAAATAATCACTTGTGATTCTCTGAATAACTTCACCACCCACGATGATATCAGCATATTCTATGAGGGCGTGACCAATGGATTCAATGTAACCAATATTATATGGTGATGTCAAAGCTGGTAACTTGACTTTAACACTCAATGTTTTAAGAAGGTCACCCTGATCTTTGGGAATCGTAAACTTTACTTTTTTTCCAAAGTCGGCTTCATTCTCTGGTTTCATGTAAACATATTCTGTTGAATAGTTTGAATGCCTCTTAAAACTTTGGAGAAAATGTGTATAGTCTGGGTCGAGTGTAAAGAACCTGTCTTGAGGTCCAAATGTTTCGAGCTGAACACGACCAGCCATTACTAATATAACAATCTAAAATTTTAAACCAGCTAATCCACTTTCAAAACGAAGAATATTGTAGTTCACCGCATAGACGCGTACATCGTTCGCATATGTTAAGTTGGATGGTTCTATTTCTATTGTGAATAATTTGTGAGCTATGCGACTCATATTTACTTGCCCAGTTGGATAATGAACTTCCGGGTGTAACGAAAAACTATACATTCCAAAATCAGATTTGAGAGTGAATAAACCCAATAATGGTGCAAGTGTACGAAGAACCAACGGTGAATTTGTGTGATGCTTTAACGCCTGTTCATACACAAGGAATTTTGTATCGTTGTCAAATACAACTTGATTGTTAAAACGTAATTCGACATTCTTTATGGTTGTATACGCATTTGGTGCATTAGCTGTAATAGTAAAGCTGTCCGGTGTACACGCAAAAAATAACTCTCTGACGGGGTGTTTAAAATTTAACATGACACCCTTTTTTGTCTCACCCGCTTTCATCTTAAATTGTGACATCTGAAGTTGTGTGATAGCATACTCAATTGGTCTGGACATTAAAAAGTTCCTCT